TCATCGTGATTCAGACTCCCATCCTTTGATTATGTCTTTACTAAAGTTATTATAGGAAAATTCCATACGGTCTACAATCTTTACTGCACCATTGGTTAGGTGATCTATAGCAACATAGCCTTCAGCTCCTGTTACTTTAAAACCGTCTTTAGTCTTTATAAATGTATTTATACTATCCATACTATCAAGGTGTGTTAATAGCTTCTTCTTAGCCATAACTAATTCATTCTGCATATCAAACATACTTATAAGGTCAGTTTCAGCATCATCTGTGAACCATTCTAAGGCTGCCAGCTTTGCTTCTTCTTTCCTGTCCTTCCCAGCATCCGATTTAAGACGTTCCTTTTCGGTGTCGTAACGATCCGATATCCACTGGATGAGCTCAGCAACATACGCTTTGGAGTCTGTGACATCCTCTTGCGTTCTAACTTTTGTATTGCGAAAGGTATTGATAAATAAATTAATATCTGGATTTGTAGCCACGTCATTAAGTGTCCCAGCTTGGATTTTGCCAAATAGTTTACCAGCGTTTGATATATGTTTCGTAATTTCATCTGTTTCCTTTTTAGATAATGTGGCTTCACTAGAGATATCAGGGAAGTTAGCAGACTTCTGCCATACTGTTCTGACTGTTTTGAATGCTGCAGTGGTTACACCGAATGACGCACTCATCTTCTCAAAGGTTGCACCTTGGTAATAAGTATGCCATACTACACCGATCTTCGCTTTCATAATATCTGCAGCAGCTGTAATAGGTACTGCGTATACTATAGTGTTCGGGTGAAAGGTTACATACTTCTGGCCATCAATTGTTTGTTTCTTTAAATCTTTCTTTGTAAACATTATGTCACCTTGATATACACCTCTCTTTATACCAAGTTTACTTAATTCTTGAAATGCTACTGTAAGCTTTGCTGCTAAATCACCAGAGGTATCAGCCTTCACATCCTTTACTGATTTATATACCTTAGGATTCTTATTGAATATTCCTTTCTTTGCAACAAAGAACTTACCATCAGAAGGATCAATGCCAGCAAATACCGCTGGTGCTCCATCCCATTTAACAGTTACTTGTTTAGAAGAATTGTCATGGCCGGCTAACATATCTCTTAAATCTCTTAAAGCAAATATAGCACCACGTGCTCCGTCTACTCCACCGTCTATAACCATATCCTCGATATGGGTCATATGAGTATTCTTTGCTTCTACAATGTGTTGTTTAAAATTCATTAGAATCCTTTAATTTTATCTTCTGGAACAGTGTTTGTACCTTCAATATTATAATTGAAAGAACTTGATCCACTCTTTTTAAATGCTATCTTATGATACTTCGATATACCATCACCATCCATCTCAGCAAATATCCATGCATTACATGTAAAGTACTCTTTAAAATCTTTTACTAAAACCTTTAAGATAACAACTTGTTTGTCATCAAGCATTGGGTTAGTCTGACTTATTGAACCCACCGTAATAACTTTAAAATCAGCCTTACCTGCATTACCATAAACTTTTACTACTGGCAAGTTAGTATCACCCATAGCCATACTTTGGTTTAGATCATTAATAACATTGATACCATTAGACTTTACATCTTTAATCATCTCATTAATAAGTTGGAATGATATAACATTACTTACCAAGTAATTAACTGAGTCACTTGTAATTGCTAATTTAGGGTTTTTCTTTACTCTTATCTGTACAAACTCATTTTCATCAGTAGTAATATTACCAAGTTCCTTTTGAATTACCTTCACATATTTCTGGTTTACTATTCTGTCTTCGACAAGAGCTCTGAGCTGATCAGCTTGACTTGCTTTCTCAGTCAGTTGATATGACCTGCTTTCTTTAAGTACTTTACTTCGCCTTGTAAGTTTCTCAATATCACTATAAGCATTCTTCTCAAATTTCTTTCCTAGTTTTGTCATCTTATTAAATAGTTTTTTTCCGAATAGTAAAATAGATGCTGCAGCCTTTTTGAATTTATCAAAGGCTTCTCCACCTAGTTTTTTCATTGCACCTCCAATGTCTCCAAAGAAACCTTCAGCAATCAATTCTTCGACTAGCTCTGGTGGGATCTTTGCTAAGTCCCAATTCTTTTTATCAGGTTCGTATTTACCTTTCATAAATTTAGTTAACTTGCCAAGCTTAGCTCCACCCTCTTCTTTCTTTAAAGATATTTGATACCAGTTAACACCATCACATGATAGCATACCAGTATCATCATTTGTAACAATTGGTTGTGTGCTATTTAATGCTGCATATAACTTATCAGGTGTACCATCGATAAGAACACAGTCAGATGTATTCTTTTTAATATTACCAGTGATACCTTCTTTTGATTGTAGAGCATCATAGTATTTACCGATGCCTGTCCAAATTACGTATGGAGTAGTGACTGAAACTTCTTTACGGTAAAAGTGAGATCCATTCACTAACATAATAACATCAGCTTGGATTTCTTTATCTACGTCACAATACTTTACAAATAATTCCCATTTCTTAATGTAATCACGTATCTTAAAATCACCTTGTATAAACTGGCCAGTTAACGCAGTTACAAAATTATTTGTATCTAAAGGTTTATTCATAAACAAACCAAGAGCTTGAAAGAATTCTAAGAAGTCAGTAGTAGTTGCTATACCAAAATCTTCAAGCTCAACAGACTTAACGTTCGATACTGAACCTGTGCCTTTAAGAAGCTTTATAGATGGAAACTGATCAGCCACAGCTGGATCAAATATAGAAGTATGATATTTAATTGCCTTGTTTGCTGGATTAGTATCAAATATTAAAGGAGTTGCGTGTTTGCTCTTCACCTTTGTATATAAATCTTTAATTGCTGTTAATTGGTCAGAAGAATAATCTATGTGTTTAATATCTTCTGGTTTTGTATAAGCAATAGTATATGCTTCTGTGATAAACTCTTCTACCCAACCTGAATCATCATCTTGAGGTCGTGCAGGAGTCTTCTCTTCGTATCTTGTCTTACGATCAAGTACCTTAGCAAACTCTCTATGGTTTAAACCAAAGTGATCAGCAGCAATGTCTTGTATTCTTTGTTTAGATAAACCTCTTGAGATTACATCAGGATCTTTCCTTAATGCTTTCATCATAAGCAAGGCAGCCTTATACTTGTCTTGATGTTGGTGTCTGTATATCATTCGCTTCACCTTCTTCGGAAGCAAATCTATTACACGCATACCTGTATCTTCTTTTACTTTTTCATTAAAACTTAGCATTAATTATCCACCTTTGCACTTGCTCTCCATTGGTAACATGACCAATATCCTGCAGTTGTTTTATCTTTTTTATCTGCACAGTTATGACGTGCTCTGAAAGCTTTACGCCTGGCAGGGTCATCTCTCTTGATCTCTGAATTAGGATCACCGAAGTTTACTTTTACTACATTACCTTTAGCGTTCTTTACATATACATGGAACTTACCTGGAGAACCTTTAGGCGAACGTGAAGGATTGTTTAATGTTTTGCCTTCATACTTCTCGACAACAGGATAATTCTGCTCACATACGCAATCGATTTCTTCTACTTCTTTATATGTTTTCATTAGTTGTTTTTCATCCATGTTTTAGCAGCCTTATTCTTTGGCATAATCTTAGACCATTTAGTAATAGTATTTAATACGATACGAATTATCTGTGGTGTTTTTTCCCTTACACTGTTATCTATCTCGAAAAACATTTTACCAAATGACTTCTTTAATTTAGGTATACTCTTATCTAACTGTTTGAATTTCTGTGTTACAAGCTCTGGTCCAATAGTTCTTTCACCATCTTCACCACGCTGTCGATCTGATTCAATAGAATCTTCTAAAGAAATACTAACATATACCATAGCACATTCATATCCGAGTGCTTCTAATGTTTTCTTTTGTCCTGTTACTTTGCTAGCGTTTGCACCTGTACCATCTATAACAAGGCCTAATCTACCGATCAAGGCATGGTCTTGTTTAGATTTTGTATGTCTCTTTGCTACTGTTCGTATAACACCACGTTCAAATTCTTTTTTAGGATCAAGTACGACTGCACCTTTATCGTCAGTTAAACCAGCATCTTTCATATAACGGGTGAACTCCATGTCAGAGTTAATTACTTTATAACCAAGTTGTGGTCCTAATGCCATCCAATCAGACACGTAAGATTTGCCTGCGCCTGGAGCACCTGCCATAAATACTGCGTGAAAGATTGAGGGATCGTTTCTTCCCTCGAGGAATAATTTAAAACTCATTAACACCCTTATAAATTGAAGATATAAAGGTATTTATAGATTTATAAATTCTTAATAATCTTATTTAAATTCTTAATTTTGCTAAACTTTTTAAGCTTCTGTAGTTTAGGTTCTATGTTCTTTTGTATATTACCAAGACTGACATAACCATAGTAATCTAATATCATTACCACAGCCATTACATCACCTAACTCTTTTTCAAGTTCTTTTATATTTTCATCATCATACGGGCCAAATCTAATTAACTTAGAGTTGGCCTGGACGACTTCAGCACATTCTTCTGAGAGAATGGTTAGCGTTTCTTTTACGTTCATTACTTTTTAAAATTAGCTGCCTCTGATGAGCCGCTAGTTGTTGTTCCTTTAGTATAAGAGTGAGCTCCCATGCCAGCCAGTTCTCCGGCTTGGACAATAAGATACTCGTCACGGATAGGTTCTTCAGCAAAGAAACATTCTAATATCTCTCTTACTCCATCAGCATATCGAGTTTGAGCTGATAGTGAAGTACCTGAAGTGTGTGGAGTCATTGCATGATTCGGCATAGATCTCCATACGTGGTCATTTGGAGCAGGTTGTGGGAACCAAACGTCACCAGCATATCCTGACAGTTGACCAGACTCTAATGCACGAGCGATAGCATCTTTATCACATATCTTACCACGTGCAGTATTAATTATATAAGCACCCTTCTTACACTTAGCGATCAATTCATCATTGAACATATGCTCAGTCTCAGGGTGTAGTGGACAACTAATATTGATCACGTCACAATGTGCG